GACGATCCAGAAGAAGAAATGATCAAGTGGGCGGAGGATGCATTTGGCGGCGGTAAGCTGGCAAGGTACGGATTACCCGGACTGCTTGGGATATCCTTAAAAGGCAGTCTCGCTACAAGGTTTGATGTTCCAGAAACAACCCTTGACTGGTTCGGAGCTCCCGGTAATGTTGTAGCAGACATATGGGACGGCACAAAAAATCTTACAAAAGGTTTTTACCGCGAGGGATTTGAGCAGATCGCTCCGGTTGCGGCAAGAAACATTTCCCGGGGTTTGCGTGAATCAAGGGAAGGTGTTACCACAAGAAGCGGTTCGCCTGTTTTCTTTGGCAAGGATCGGCTTAAGGGCGACACGTACGATATGATGTTGCGCTGGCTGTCCTTCAATCCTACAGGCATTTCAGAGAAGCGCGAAATCCAATGGAATGAATACAAAACGATGGAGCGGTATAAAGAAAAACGGAGTGAATTATATAAACGATATAAAAGATTTTATTCTAAACCCCCAGGCAAGCGAAATACAAAAGATAAAGTTGACATTTTGGCCGATATAAGGGACTTCAATATAGAAGTGAAGCGCAAAAAAATATCACGCATTGTCAGGCCAATTACAAAACGGTCTATTAAACAGAGTATGCGGTCATTAAAACCGAGTAAACGTGAAAGGGAAAGATAAGAATAGACTTGATTTTTCCTATAAAGACTTATCATAAAAAAAGTAAATACAATATGAATTTTGGAAAAGCTTTTGAAGAAATACAAAAAGGTAAAAGTATGCGTCTTCCTGGTTGGTCGGAAGATGTAAAGATTAAAGTACAATTTCCGGATAAAAACAGCAAAATGACTGCCCCCTATCTTTATGTTGAAAGCAGATATGGAATGGTTCCCTGGGAAGAAATAATGATTGAATTATTTTCTAAAGAATGGGAAGTAATCTAATCAAAAAAAAGCAGCTATGCTAACAAGAGGTAAAACAAAATGATAGCCAGAGAGTACTATGATTGGACAAGTGATTCAAGCGGAGATGCTACCGTAGCAATCCCTAATTTTAAGAGCTACATGATAACAGCCGTAAGGTCTGCGCCTGGTGAAAATGGAGATTTGTTAACAAATCTTCCGACAAATCTTTATGGCATTGAACTCATTAACGATCTGACCGGAGCTGACGTTTTAGTAGGAGAAGGTGCTGGCAGAAGCGGGACGGTTGCAGACGATGCTCTAATAGCGGACCCTCCTGTTTCTGTGCCAGGTACAATGACATTGACAATAGCCTCCGCCGGTGCAGGAAGGCAAGGCAGGGTTTATATCGACTTTAAGGCTACTTAGGGAGAGAGGTAGGCATCCATGAGCAATTGGACAGACAATCCTTGGACAACAAACCCTTGGACGACAACGCCATTTACAACAAATCCTTGGGGAGCGGATGATCCTGTAATTTATGAGGAAATAACCGATGGGACGGGAGACGCGATTACTGATAAAACAGACGGAACAGGAGAGGCGGTAACTGGATGAAAGCAATGGAGATAAGAAAACAATTAAAGGCGTTCTTCCCATTTTTGGGGAGGGCGAACATCATCTTAACTGATCAAGAATACGATAATATCTATTCTGATGATTTACGTGGTGAAATTATTGATGTCGTCACGGAAGGTGATTGTGATGATGCATCGCGAAAACTCGAATACCACATTCGGGATATACGGGGACATCTCCAATGGCCGGTAGGCAGGGTTTTACTGGATAAAGTTGCAGGCAATAAGATTAACCATTCAATGATAGTTGCCATTTGTAATGATGGAGTCTTTCTTGTTGAGCCCCAAGCTGTATGGGATATTGGAATTAAAGGGATGCAGAAAATGTGGAAGGCTAATAAAAAGGACGATCACTTCTATTCTGTTTACATTTAAGAGGATGTTATGAAAAAGTTTTTAATTTTAATTATGCTGGCCGGTGTTTTTTCGGGGTGTGCAGGACTTCAACAGTCAGAGCAAGCTAGAGCGCCTTTTGCTTCTTATAGTCTTGAGACACCTGCCGATGCTGATAAACTTTTATTTTCGGATACAGGTGATAGCGATACTCTACATACAGTTCTCGCCAATAATTTGCCTATTGGAACTGCTACGCAAGCTGCTTTAGATTTGAAAATTAATCTTTCTAACACGATTGATTATACAGCTTATCCAGTTGATACTTGGGGATTACGTACCGAATATGCTGAGTGCGATAGCATTTATCAGGCAATTAATGATAGCGCACTCAGCATTGATGACCTGCCGGACGCTACAGAAATTGCGGTGGGGGATGATTTAATAATCCAAAAGAGCGGCGGGACAACAAGTAAAATTGATGCAGTAATGTTTAGGCAATTGATAAACAAAGATCTTTTTGGTTCTGATGCTGTTATCGTTAGGCCAGAGGATGATTTACTTGATACTATCAACGGGAATACTCTTCCTTGCACATTTATATTGACTCAAGGGACTCACTCTTTAGATGTAACGGACAATACGGGCGCTCTTGACCTGACCGGCGCGAATTTTTTAGGATATGGGAAAGGTCAAACATTCTTAAATATTATCACCAGAGAAAATACGGTATTAAATTATATTAAAATAAATGGTGTTCTTTATTTTAGAGATTTAAGTATAGATATGTCTTCAGAGGATATTAGTAATAATTATCATTTTTTAAATGATACCGCAGATGCTCACATATATTTCATTGATTGCGACGTTGAGCAATCGACTAATGAACCGTATTATTTTTTTGGTCAGACAGATAATACAAAAGAATTTAATTTATATATAAAAGATAGTACCTTTCTTAGTGAATATACAGCAGAGTTATTTCTTGCTTCAACAACGCCTCAATTAAAATTATATGCTGCTAATAGTTCAATTGGCGGTAGATATACATTTGATAATGCTACAAATAATTTACTAAAAGCAGATAATTGTGTTTTTACTAAAGAAATTCAATTTCTTAATTTAGATACAAATACAATAGATTTTTTTCTTTCAGATGTTATTTTTAAGACATTACCAGTTACTTCTGGGGAGCATCCTGATTATAATATCCTCATAAGAGGCAATACTAATTATGTTTTGCCCACTACGGGCGGGGGTCTATTTTGGGAATTAAATATGCTAACAAAAATGGGGCTTACGAATACAGCTAATCAGTTTATCCCTTTTAAATATTGGAATTTAAGCGGAACTGCTTCAGTAACAGAAAATTATCAAGTAACCAGTCAGCCTATATTTAGTTTTAATATGAATGTAACATCAGCTACGAACCTTATATTGTCAAATGCTATGATGCCTTTTGATATGAGATTTTATTTAAAGGCTGGCGGAGAAGATTTAGCGGTAGCCACAAGCTATAGCAGCGGTTGGGTTTATACTGATCTGCCTGGGGAAACGATAATAGATGTAAAAACAGTCCCTTGTTCTGCGGCATTTCCGGTATTCCCCGATTCTGCTTCTGATACTAAAATTCAAAGGCAGGTGATCGCATGGTAAAATATTTAATTTTATTTTTATCTTTATTTTTCTCAACAAATGTTTTTGCATTACCTTATAATCAAATAACTATGACAAAAGAGCATGCAAGATTTGATTATTACTTACGAGGCAATGCCGATACTGAAAATGTATGGAATGGAGCCTCTCCATATACAGACCAATATTGTGACGATAATGTGTGGGTAGATGGGATTGACTTGGCACCTGGGCCATCATTATCTGAAATGTGGCTTGATAGTGAGTCATTCGATAATGGTAGTTCTGAATGGAATTTCGGTACTTTTGTCTATGCGTCCAGTCCATTAATTGAATTATCAGTTGATCATGATAGCCCTGGGACTAAAAAAGTGTTTCAGTCAAACAGGGTTAGTTGCGCAGGCGGGCAGTTTGAAACCGCTGGAACCCATTACATTAACAGTGCCATTGAATTTGTTTACGACAACTCGGAGGGGGAGTATTGTACTACATCAAGTGCATGGATACCGACAATTGCTTACGCTTTCTATAGGATAGCAGATGATAAATGGGCGGATGGTTGGACAATATTCGATGTTCGTGCTGCGCTTAGAAAATCAGCGACTAATTATCCTAATTTTGGCTATAACAGATCAACATATACAGGCACAAAAGTAGATGGGTATGGTATGCCTTCGCTATCAACAGCATTAACATATACCTTATCTGATTTACCTGTATTTTCACCTTTTGTTAATTCAATAGAATATACAGAGCAAGGATTAAAAGTAGTTGGTGTTGATTGGATGAGTACTTTATTAGATAATACAACACTAGTTATTTTTGATACTAAACCAAGTGAGAATGCTGTACCTTCTGATGGAGTTATTATTTTCGAGGGAAAATTTGAAACAACAGATGGAGAAATTTATATAGATTTAAAAGATAAATATCCAAATATAGAACTTAATACAATATATTATTTATGTGTTTTTTCTAAGCATACAGATGGTTCATATACTTCTATGACTATTTATGAAAAAGAAGATGGGACCATATATAATTTGGATCTATATGAGTTTCAAATAACTTCTTTCTTAAAAGATGTTAAAGCGTGGAGAACAAGTAGCGGTATGCTTAAAACTAATTTAGGCAAAACAATAAACTTCGATTAGAGGTGAAAAATTATGTCCTTAAAAATTAAAACTTTAATTTCGTTGTTGTTTTTTTTAACAGCGAGTACGTGCAGCGCCACAATGATAGCGACAGGCGATTTAAAATTTATACGAGACCCTGTGACTGGTAGCACAAATATTGTAATTTATGATGGGGATAGTAATAATTATACACTTTCTTTTCCTGATCTTACCACGGATAAAGTTTTTACTTTTCCGCTTGGTGAATTCCAGCCATCAGATGATGATTTAACAGACTTAGCAGAAGATGGTTCTTTAACTGGTGCTAAAGTCGGTTTTTCTGATTCAGACAGCAAATTTAGTTCTGACAATATTGATGCAGCGATGTCTGAATTAAATAATTTTATTAACGGAGGTGTACCAAACAGCGTTACAGCAAAAGTAAACTGGTCTCAATTAGTGGATGTGCCTGCCGGATTTGCTGATGGAAGTGATGCAACAGGCACTGGTGGAGATCAAGAGGTAGATATTGTAACCACTGCGCCTCTTTTTATTGATGGAGGAGCCAATAAAGATAATGTTTTGCCTGGTACGGATGGGGATGTTACATTCAGCATTCCGGCCGCTACAAACATTGCACCAGGGCATATGACAGCCGTATCAATGGCTACCCTTGAGAACAACGCAAAGAATAAATATTCATTGACGATTAGTGGCGATGGCTCAGCAATTACCGCTGGCGTCAAATATGATGCCTTCTTTTTTATCCCGCGAGATTTAACGCTAACCGGCATAGCTTTGACTACAGATGAACAGGTCGGGTCCTGTACGGTAGACATTTGGGCTGGGGCTCTTGGTGGGACAACGGGCTTCCTGAACATCACGGATTCTAACAGTCTATTTAATGTCGCTACGCCACCATCAATAGCAGATGCAAGTTCTGACAACACTGTAGGTGTAAGTTCTTTTGATACAGATGAAGAAGACGTCACTCAATCAACAGTGATAGGAATTAATGTTGATGCATGTGTATCCCTAACCAGAATTTGTATTATATTTTATTTTGAATAGGATGGGAGTATGAAAAAGATTATCTTAACAATTACATTATTACTACTCTCCTCCTTTTGCTTTGCTGAAACGTATTATGTAAAGAATGGTGGAAACGATAGCCTTGCTGGCACTTCTGATGCTACTGCTTGGGAGACTGTCTCTAAGGTAAACAATACATCTATGGCTGTTGGAGATGATGTATATTTTAAATGTGGGGATACTTGGGATCTTACATATAGATTTGATATGGACTGGAATGGGACAGTCGTTGATAGAGCAATTATTGGTTCGTATTATATGGATGGGGGAGTTGAAATACTTGGAGTGGCAGGGGACAAGCCAGTATTTGATTGTAACAAAGTATACCCAACAGGAGATTGGCCAGATTGTAGATATGGCCAAGTCGTTCAGGTCTACAATAGAGAGTACGTGACATTTAAAAATCTTCGGGTTGTAAACTCTCGTGGGCACGGATTTAATTTTGCCTGGGGAACAAGCATAGAAGCTATAGGTCTTGAGACTGACTCCACAACAAGTTGTGGTATCCAGTTCTATGATATTGAAGGTGGGTTAATTGAAGATTGTGATGTTAGAGAATCCTCACAAATCTATTATGAATATCCTGATCATCTTTGGCCTGATGCTATTAATGTCTGTAGGTATAGTAACAACATAACTGTAAGGCACTGTAAGGTTTATGAGTCTTGGGGGGAGGGTATTGGAGTTTATTTTTATGCTACCAATACCATTATTGAAAATAATATTATATATGACACGAGAAGCGGGAAAATATATGTTGCTAATTCAAAATATGTAATAATAAGAAATAATATAGTATACTCTACCACCAATAGTACATATTGGAGGTGGCAAGGTGGAGTTAAGTTCCCAAGCAGTGGGATAACGCTTAATGACGAACCTTACGAAAGCCATATACCATTTATTAGTTATGCTGATGTGTACAACAACTTCGTAGCAGGATGCAATTGGGGCATAAGTTTAGCAACAAATAGTTTTGTACCCGAGGAGGATAATTTCCGAGAAGGGAATGTGTATAACAATACTTTAGTGGATAATCGCACAAGTATCAGGACACATAATGGACCTTTCACTGATTGTAATATCAAAAACAATGTTGTATGGTCTATTACTTCTACAGGTGAATGGCCGGCACAAGATTGTGTATGTTATTATCCAGATGCTGCGAACGCAATTACTTGGAGCAATAACAACTGGACAACAACAGCAGCTTATCCTTACTCTGGCGCAAGCGATGTTATAGGGGCGGCAAATCTTAAAAAGATAAGTGGCTGGCGTTCGATTGTTAATTGGGATGATTTAACTTATGATGATTTCTCTATAACGGCGACATCACCAGGAATAGAGACTGGCGCGAACCTTGGGGGTTCCTGGGAGGATCTACTTGAGGCCGAGAATATTAACTGGTCTAATGATTATTTCCCCTCGAAAGATCAGGATAATTATGGAACTGGATGGGAAATGGGCGCTGACATCTATGATGTTGGCGGAGGGCCTGCCCCTGGGGTAGAAAAAATATACAAAGGATTATTTTTCTAATGCTGATATATAATATTACAGGCGGACAAATAAGAAACGATCTTGCAGGGCATGGTTACTTTCATGCATCAAGGTCAAACGACAAAGGGCCCTATCAACATAAGGGAATTGACATTACCTGCCAAGTGGGACAGGAATGCTGGTCACCGATAACAGGCATAATCAAACGTAAGGTTCGGGTATACTCTGACACAGCGCTTTATACCGGATATGAAATTGCTAATAATGATCTATGTTTAAAGGTTCTGTATGTTAATATTCCCGAAGATCTTATCGGCAAAAAAGTCATGCAGGGAGACACTTTAGGACTTGCTCAAAATATAAATAAAAGATATCCTAAGTGTTTGCCACATGTGCACATAGAGATTGTTTGGATTAACCCTTTGTTGTTAATGTAGAGGTGTCAAAATTATGAAAAACTTACCAATAGATGCAAAACTAATAATTTGTTATGCAATTTATTTTATTTTGTGTTCTGTCTTAATCGCTTCGATGGTCAGAGCGCAAGATTCTGTTAGAATGATATTTTCCTGGGATGCTGTAACAACAAATGCAGACGGAACCCCATGCAATGATTTGGCAGGATATGTGATTTATAAAAGTAGAATAAATACTCCTGAAAACTGGGAAACTTTATTGACTAAAGAACAGGCTGTTGCAATTATACCACCAGACCAGAACAGTGCTTTTATTTATATTCTTGAAGGAGGTGTCTGGTATTGGGCTATTCGGGCATTTGATAGCAATTGTAACATTGGTGGTTATGGCGGGCCTGAAAATATTATAATGACAGATGTTGACGCAACAATCCCCGGTGTTGTTGTAGGGTATAGTTATTGCAATCAAGGTGATTTTAATTGTGACGGTGTTATTGATGGCGCCGACCTTGCTATCTTTGCTCAAAATTTTGGGAAATAAATATGAAAAAAATTAGTATAATACTATTCGGAATAATGTTGCTATCTGGTTGTACTTATAACGTAAGCCTGGTAAACGGAACCAAAAACGAAACAGGCGTTAATGCTCCTGTCGATAAAAACATCCCTGTTTCAACCGATATTAAGGTTCCATCATCCGTTACAGGAGGATAAAATGAAATTTTCAGACGAGCAGATTTGCATAGTTGCACTTTTTCTTTTGGGAGCTGGGTCTCTTATCGGATCATTTTGCGTTAATGGGAGTGCAAGTGTTGTTCTTGCCTCAAATTCTCAAAATGTAATATGCGGCCTTTTAGGGTTTTTGACTAAAGGTATAATGGATGAGGGGAAAGAATGATAAGTAGTTGGGAAAAGATTATCGAATACGGAGCTGTTTTCATAACTGGTTTAGGTGTGGTTTTTGCCTGCGGTAAGAATAAGCAGGCAAGGGTTGACGATAGAAAACATATTGACAACCTTAATCATAATGTTTTCCCGGATGACCCTGAGCGTGAAATCATCAGGCAGAGTGATCTTGATAGACAATGCAAACAGATTGAGAAATTATTTGAAATAATGGAAAAAAATTTAATCCAAAAAATCGAGTTGATGCTAAAAAATGAATGATACAAAATATATCCCAAACAAAGAGAAGTGGCTTGCAACTAAACTCGTTGACGATGACGGAATATTAAAAACTCAATATAGAGGGTTGTGGGATACGGAGCAGGAGGCCAAAGTCGCCCCTGCTCCGATCCTTTGGAATGGTTGTCGGGCGTAAATATCATTCTTTATCTGTGCTTTTTACCTCTTTAAGTAAAAAATAAACTTGGAACCACCCGAGAAAAGCGGCCATAAATCCTAATATCGCTTCCAAATTTTGAGCTACAATAGCAAGTCTTGTAGCTATTAATAATAGACACAATAGACATATTCGCAATATTCTACATCCTTCCATTGTCATAATAGATTTTCCCCCTATCGGCTAAGCCTTCCCATTTCATAGATAAGATAATCAAGGACAGCTTTGGTTTCAGCTTTTTTAGTACCATGCCCTCCCGTCAAACCGCCTTTCGCATCTTGCCACTTCCGGTAAGGGCTCCCTTCTTTTTCGCATTGGAATCCATCCTTTTGACTGAGGTCACCTAATATTTTCCATGAAATGCAATCTTTACATTCCATGTAATCGCAAAGAAAACAAAAATTATAAGAACTGCTTTTCCCACCTAAAATAATATACGCCTCTGGTTTGGTTATATCAGGATTCATAACCATCAGCTCCCATTGGCAAATAGTTTGTTTTAATACTGATTTTAACATATCGTTCTCCCCTGTTAAAAATGCATTATAATTTTGAAAATTCTTTGCGGTAAATAAATTGTTTTTCTTTGGACGTAAGACGGGCCAAGTGGCTCGTCAATTCTTGGTTCTGGATAATAAATTGTTTTTGAATGGTATATATCTATAGAAAAAAAATAGATAAAACATAAAGAATTCATCATTGTCCAAACACACGCCAATTTATCTTCCATAGTTTTACTATAATAAGCCATACCAAGATAAGTTATGAATATGACAATAATAAATACCCATATTCCATATTTGCCAAAGATATTATCGCATTTTCTTTCAATTATTATTTTCATTTTTCATCCATTTCCATTATTTTTTTACGAAAATACATAATAAAATCCAACCCCTCCTGGTACGCATCCATCATGCTATTGCGCCCGTTATGCGTCATCAATGTCGTTCCGTATTTTTCTCTACCCATTTGATCTCGATCAAACAGATCGTTGATAACTTGCGGTAGTACGGCTTTCTCACCAGGCGTTGGTGGAGGCTCTGGCGTAGCTGCCGCAGACAGCCGTGAGCTTCCATCTATACAGTCTTCTTTTTTTCCCGGTCAGTTTCGATCTTACCTAAAACAATATTGAGTTGGTCAGTTTCTTTCTCGGTATAGAAGTTACATGCCATGTAGCCGTGAGAATGAATTATTTGTGCTAAAATAACTCCGGTCCTTTCTTTGTTATGGGCATCTATTGTCAATTTGTTGAAATCCTCAAGCTGTTTTAGCTGCGATTCTGTTAATATTATTGCTTTCATTTTTGTTATTCCTATAATTTTTTTATGATGTCCCCTTGTATCCCCTCCCCTTATCAATTTTTTATTTTTTGCTGGTTCCCGTATCATGTTTCTTATTAACTTCGCGTGTGATTTGATTTTTTCAATATCTCCTTGTAAATCATGTTTTTCTTGGTAATATAAAGGAGCGTAAGAACCCCAATCCGCTATCAAAAAAACTGCATATTCTAATTGTTCTGCTGCCAGCAACAATGCTGCATTCGGCTGGGTTTCATATTCTAACATATTTAATTTCCCCTCCCAAAAATATAAATGATTTATAAAATATTTTCATATTCACTATCCCCATCCCTCAATATATTTAATTGCCTTGTCATATTCAGCATTCAAATTAATCTTTCGATCAAAATAAACACTAAGCCGGTTGAGAGATATAATGCATTTTTCTATAGCGTCACTTCTCTTCCCGCGTAAGAGGTTAAGAGCATCAGAGAAACCAGCCTGACAGATACAAATAAGACAAACAATATGAATCTTTGTTTCTCTTTCTAAGTCGATAATCTTTTTTTCAATCCGGTTGCAGTCTTTTGAATTCAAAAACAACTCAGGATACAGTTCCCTGGCTGCAAAAAAACGTTTATCAACAACAATAAGCATTCTTCTGACAGTTTTTGACGGGTTGTTTTTGCGTAACAGCTTTGTGACTAACGCCATTATCGCAAGATACAACAAGATGTTCCTTTCCCCTTTGCTCATGCCAGCTTCTCCAACAATCCAAATATAGTTTTACTGGTGGTGGCCTCCCAATTTTTGTCACAAACCATCCATTTTTTATTTCTACTAAAAACAAGCTCACTCCCTGTCTTTATGAGTTCCTCGAGTTTTTCGCAAGCGACCTTAATCTGTTGCTGGCTATTTTCCCATGCAGAAAAAAATGTGTTAATATTATATGGGCAAGAGTGTTCGTCCCACCATTCCATGAATTGTTTTGGGTATAAGCATTCACAGAGGCAGCCTCCTACTGAGTGGAAAATGCATTTCCCCTCGTCTGAACTCCAAAACATATCCCCACCGCATTTGCTGCACCAGCCTATAAAATATTTCATTATTGCTCATTTTCCCCATTTTCTGTTTTATTTTTAATATTTATCTCCGGAATGATATTACTCGATGATATTACAGCTTTTCTGAAAGCTGGCCACACAATGTTTTTGGCAAAAATACAAAAAATATACCCCGCCAGGATAAACGGCCAAAAAAAATAAACACTAATGATAGCGAAAAAAATGCCGCACTTATCAGCTTTAAGTGTATAAGAGAATTGTTTCGTTGTGGGACGCTTACCTGTTTTAATTGCTTCCCAGGATAAAGGGGCTATATGTTTTAGCAATATGCTCCCAACGAGAAACCAACCTCCCAGAAAAGACGCCCAAAAGAGTACGCTTCCAAAGACCCCGAATACAAAACTTATCATTGTTTCCTTCTCCCTGTTGTCGGTTTGTTATTATCTTTCCTCACAATCGCACCGCCATGTTCCGGGCTCAACATGCCGCATTTCTGCGCCACAGTTTGAACATTTTGGGATTGTCGGACCCAACGGGCTCAAATACAGTTGTGGGACAAAGTTTCTTCCTGTTTCATCAAGAAAGATTTTTTTTAATTCATTCAGTTCTTTGACTCTTTGTTCAAGCTTAAATATTAATTTTTCAAATTCTTTATCGTTCATCTATTCGCTCCTTTTTTTTTGAAGCCAGTGCAACAAAGGGGGTTGTCCACCCGCAATCCTTGCAAGCTGTTTCATATATTTTCCCATTTCTGATTCTAAACAGAATCTTGTTCGACTTACACTTTTTACAAATATTAACATAATTTTTTATTTCCATTACGTTTTATCTCCTTTTGTTTTTTTAATTATTTGCTCAACAGCCCTTAACTCTTCCAGGGAAAGGTTCAACTTGCTGTTACTATATCGGAAAAAATCCCAAATAAAAATAGCTATTTTCGTTGCCTCCTTTTCATCTTCCCATTCTTTTTCGGTTTCGTATAGTTGTGAATCTTGGCAGTACTTTGTGTTCTCGCCCAAAGATTTTATATAATATTGCCTTCGGTTATCGCAGGAAAAATATTTTCTTCCTACTTTCGTAACAGTAACTGGTGTTAACTTTTGCTTACAACTTCTTGCAGCGTTGTTTATATTTAAGGAATATAGTTTTTGGCCTACTTTGGGTTTTTCTTTCATATTTTCTCTCCTTTATGCTTTTTATCTAAATTTATATTATCACCGCATAATGCCGCTAAAAAAAATCGGCGCAAATCATTTATACATGGATCTTCACTGGTGTCGTATTCTTTTCCAGTTGCTCTTATCCAGAAGTTCGGAGTTTCACAATCGCTTAATACACTAAGCCCATTTCTACTTTCAACGATTCTTTTTACTAATAGTGCTTGCCAATTATCTGGCAGCGCATCAGCACTTGTTTTGGGGCGATACTCTATGTTGTTTATTAGAACTTGCATACTACATCTCCTTTTAAATAACATTTTAATCAGTCGCACGGTTTTACATCGGCTGTGTTTCTCTGGTTATGCCTTTGCTATTTCGTCAATTGCTTTCTGTAATTTTGTCTGAAGCATAGCTATTGCCTGGCCTTTAGCTTCTAATAATTTGTCCGAAGCTAAAGGCATGCGGTCAAAAACATAAGAACAAGAGGCAAACCATTGTTCCCCACAGCCAAAATAATGGTGGATTGATAATTTAAAAATGCCAAATCTGATTTCTGAACCAACAACCTCACCATTTCTTGTTTCTTCTTTCCATTTGCTCATTTGATGCTCCTTGTATATACGCTACCTGTTGCGATAGTTATGCCTGTTATTTATTTGTCTAAATTTATTGTTATAATCAACACAAACATCTAAACAGTTTTCCCTACAAATATCGTCACGAAAACAGTTATGGGTTTTATACCATTCGGCTCTCTCCCCTCTAATATTTGCAGACACTTTTCCAATTGGAGGCCCAAGCTCTCTCATATAAATTATGCAAGGGTAATGAGAATCTCCCTTTATCGCTATATCGTCCAACACTAAAGGGCATTGAAAATTATCTCCTATGTTTAGCCCCCTTACGTTGCGACCTTTTTTAAAATTTTCTACTCTGTATTTTAGAATAGGATGATATAAAAGAATATTTTTAGGAATTTGTTCAACAAACTCTAACGATTTATTATATTGAGCCGCAGTTAAAATCCTAATATCAGAAACGCCCAAATTATGAGCAAAAATTACTGTTTGGACAGATTGCTCAATATTTTTTCCGTCAAAAACACACCCTGTTGTTACATACGTTAATTTTGATAATGCTTTTATATTTTTTACAATAATAGGCCACGACCCAGGGGCACCCGTCATTTTATCACTAAACGCAGCGCAACAAGCGTCAAGAGAAATTGAAAAATCATTAACCCCATTTTTTAGTAATTTTATATAATAATCTGTTGAAGCGGATCCATTTGTTGATACAGCTATCCGATGAACACCTTTTTGCCATGTATATTTTACCAAATCAGGCAACCATTCCACGCAAGTCGGTTCCCCACCTGAAAATCTTATATTTTGCAAACCATGTTGACACCACAAATCAACTACTTTTTTTGCATCTTCAAAAGTTATATCAGCCGTTCTATCAGTACCACGGCAATATGGGCAGTTAAAGTTACAAGCAGACGTAATTAATAACTCACACCGCCATAAACACGAGTTACTTGACGCATACTTTGCCCTATAATCTGATAACGTATAAAACCCAATGTCTTGTAACTTATTCATATTCGTTCCTTTTTGTTAGTAGGTATAATATCTAAATCACGGGCGGCGCTGGCCTTGGAACACCTTAAACGCATCCCTTGGCGACAAATTAAATTTTACTGAGATGTCTTGTACTATTATCATCGTTTCTTTCATCGTTACCCTACACCCTTTGCTTATTTCTTTTAATTGCCCGGAACTCAAATCATCCATTTTTATCCAATTTTTATTATATGGCTGTTTTTTGAAATCTTCCCATTCCATCGCTACCGCCCTCCTTGTTTAAGTTAAAACCATGCACTCCCCCCACAGTCGCCAACCGCCCCGGCTAAATATGACATAGGCGCATCAACCGGGGAAAATCTGGGGGAAGCTTTGTTTGCCCGGGCCCATGGCTGCCCGGAAAGGAGTGATGCGCCCAAACTGGTTAATGATCAAATTCTATTGTTTCTGGTTTTCGTTCAAGTGTTTCTGGGTAATACTTCCCGTCAATTTTTTCTTTTAAATAAATCTTCCCGTCTTTTGCGGCGTAGATATATTTAATTGCAATCCCAGGGGGGCTCCCACCTTCTGGATACGACCACATAGAAGGAGTTATAGTGACGACTTCAAGTGTCCCATTGTCCTGGATAGTTACACTTTTTATCATTGGTGTATGATAAAAAAGGAGATCAGCAAAACACACTGACGGAATCAGTATTAGTAAAGCTATAAGTTTTTGCCACATAATATGTTTTCCCTATCTAAAATCTTTTTTTCTAATTGCGTTAAACCTTTCATGCCTTTCTCCTTTTCTTAATTTGGTTTATTTAAGTTTTAAAGATTCAGTGTCAACCATTTCAATAATAGTGGAACGAACCATATTTTTGTAAAAAATGTTATAACTTACTGTTTTTACGAACCAATAGCTACCATAAATAATAAACAGTACAGCTATAATTATGGTTATGATTGTTCCGGTAAAGTATATGTTTTCTAATTTTTTTTTATATTTTGCCATAATTTTATTTTTACCTTTCAGTACGTTCACACTTAGCTTTTTCGCCGCAATGCTCACAAACAACATCTTCCGAATCTTCAGGATTATCATACATATCTTCGCAAAGCTCATCGCAATAAGGGCATGCCCAGACATATCTTTCTTCTACATTGGCTATAAATGTTTTCATGGTTTCAATCTCTCCGTTTTTTCACAATACGCGTTTTTCCCGCAAGACTCGCATATATTGATTTCTCTGGCAGGGTCATCGTCAATATTCCAATTGGTTTCGCCACACCATGGACATTCCCATTCGTAGTACTCTTTGATGTATGCTTTAAATGTTTTCATATTTTCCTCCTTGTTAAAAATAGTTTGATCTTTATAACGCCTTTATGCGGACTTTTTCCATTTCTTCAAAATCTTCCATATCCGGCCGATCATCTGGATTCATGCTTGCATCATACCAATCCCAATTGTCAACCCCACCGAATTCAAGTCTATTTAATCTTTCGGATTCAATTTGTAGTCTCAAATATTCTTTTTTCGTAATTGTTATTTTTCCGTCCATAATTTTTTTTGTCTCCTTTTTATATTTTCTTGTCCACTCAGCCTTTGACATGATTAAACCCCAATCTGTAGGACGCTTTTCAAAATACTCACATGTGGTGTCCTCAGTATCAAATAGATCAGATATATTTGCCGGATGCGGATCATGACCGCACTCATCCTGAAAACCCAAACATCCACCACTGTCAAAGTAAAAAATACAATCCGTGCAAATCATGTTTTATGTCCTTTTTTAATTTTATTAATTCCAGACATTTTTAAGTATCCAGCGAATCTATCCCTGAAAAACTCATTATCATACACCAGAATCATATCAGAATAACCTATGTCGCAACAAAATGTATTCATATCACAGGCTTGATCAAAATCATCTCTGCTTGAAAATTTTATTATCCATGTTTTAAATAGATCTTCCATATTTTATATCCTGTCTCTGTTTTTTAAAAATAACTGCTCAAACTCTACCGACTTACGCAAAAAATCATTTTTACTGCTCAAGTTTTGAACGGATTATAACTTAAGAAAAAAGCAATGTCAAGAATAAAAAAAACATTGACATAAAATTTTTTATATTTTATATTTAAGCCATCTTAAATATAAATACAGGAGGTTACAAAAATGAGAATAGATTACGTTTACAACGAAAAGTTAAAAGGAATGATTCATAAAAGAGGATTAAAAAATAACTGGATTGCAACGCAAGTCGGAGTTGATGCAGGGATATTAACAAAGTGGATAACGGGAGAAAGGGAACCGACTATAGTCCAAAAAACTATTTTGGCAGGAGTTTTAAACTGCCAGCTTAAAGAAATTTTTAATGATATATAAAGGAGAAAAGATATGGCTGAAATAAATATAAATGTAAAGGTTCGTGGCGGCAAGCGAACAAAAACGGAAATTTTTGTGGGATCATCGGCGATTAATAAGAGAAAAATAACATTTGCAAATGGTTGTTTTATCTCAGATAAAAACTTGGAATTGCTTATTTATGACGCGATTAGAAAGGTTATAAGTGAATAATTAAACGGAGGAATCAAATATGGAAAATGAAATAATTGAAATGAAACAAAGTTTTGAAGTTGCAAAGATTTTATTCCCGACAGAAGAATACGTACAAGCAGTAGAGGATGAATTTCGAGACTTCCCTACTGACATGACAGTTCCGGAAAATTATGCACTTGTTAAGTCAGGCGTAAAAAAGGTGAAGAGGTACCTCACAGCTACCGAGAAGTACAGGAAGTCGTCTCAGGCAAAAGAATTGCTCCACTGCCAAAACACGAATAAGGCCGCAAATATTCTTTCCAGTAGATTTTCAGCCGTAAACGACCCGATGGTAAAAGTTGTTAAGGACTATGAAATAAAAATAGAAATACAGAAAAGGGAAGCTGAACGAATTGAAAAAGAAAGACAGGAAGCGATTGAAACCAGGATTAATAACATAACTGGCTTGGTGTCCACACTCATCCAGTCTGATGCAAATGAAGTTAAAAAGCAAATTGATACTTTAACAAATAATGATGTAACGGCCTGGGCTGATGAATATAAAATCAAGGCTATTGAATTAAAAAGTTCTGTAATGGTGCAGCTTGTGGAACTGTATAACATGAAAATACAGGTTGAAACGGCCAAAGAGGCTACGGAAAAAGCCGAAGAAGAAAGGCTCGAAAAAGAAAAGGAGGAACAAAAAAAAAGAGATGCAGAACAAAAAGCCATACGCATTGAAAATGCCAAACTTAAGGCTGAGCAGGAAAAGGATGCTGCCAAACTAAGGGCTGCCAATAAAATTATTGCTGATCAAAAAGAAGCGGCGGAACTCGCTGAGCAAAAAAGAAAAATCGCGGAAAAAGAAGCCCGGGACGCTGCTGAAAAAGAACGGTTAAGAATTGTCCAAGAAAAGAAAAGGGAAGAAAAAAAAGCTGCTGATGCAATTGAGACTGAGAAATTAAGGATCAAAAAAGAAAAAGAAGAGAGAGAGAAGGCGGAGGTCGATGCCAAACTTAAAGCTGAGAAGGCTGAGGCTGATGAAATTGCAAAAAAAGAAGCTGTTGATTTAACTACAAAACAAATTATTACGCAAATGACAGGTTGTCTTGGGAATGCTGGAAGCCCGGGAGAAGAGGAGGAAGCCTTTGTTTTTTTTCTAATAAAGGCTATCCAAGAGGATAAGTTCAATCACATTAAATGGGTAAACTAAAATATAAGAAAGGAATAATATTATGAGTAAAACTAAACTTAAAACAGAGGAATTACCGAGCATTCAAGATGATGACTATGTTGAAACACAGAAAAGCTTACCAACCATTAAGGAGCCAGCAGAACTCCCGGCAGTAGCGGATGAACCATTTGACGATGGACTTGGTGATGTAACACAAGAAGATCTTATCATTCCACGGTTAAGGGTGGGGCAAAAGCAATCCGAAGGCGATGTCGAGGGGAAACTCTTTATTGATGTTACCGGCGATGCAGTCGAAGAGATGACGTTGGTTATATTGAAAATGCATAAAAGCCGCATTCTCTTTCCAGAGGATTTTAATCTCGAGAATGACCCACTTTGCAAGAGCGATGATAGCAAAGTGCCGAATAACGCTGAGGATGTATTTACGCCGATGTCCGATACTTGTGCGGATTGTGAATATGCTAAATGGACAAAGAATGATGCCGGGAAAAGTAAGCCACCACGGTGCAATGAGTCGTGGGATTTTTTAGTGCTCGACTATAACACTTTTATGCCATGCTGGTTTTCCTTGAAATCAACAGCATTAAAACCTGCCAGGAAAATTGTATCCATGCTGAAACTGCGTGGAACAGTAAAAAAGATTCCTGCGTGGGGTTTTAAATTCACAGCTTCGGTTTCCATGATAACAAGTCCGGCGGGCAATTCATACGTGCCAGTATTTTCAAGCCTGGATGAGCTTGAAGCGGATGATTTTGAGCAAATGACACTTATCCATAACCAACTATCAGGGGAGCAGGCAAACTTTGAAGACGAAAAACCTGTTGGGCAAAAAGCTGAAGAAGTGGATGATAATTTTTAACATGCTTTAACACTAAAAAGGCCGGATATATATCCGGCCTTTTTAGTGGGGGAAAGATTATGATAAAACTTTGCAATTTAGGATCAGGATCGAGTGGAAATGCCACATATATTGAGTTTGATGGATATGGCCTTTTACTTGATGCCGGATTTTCGTTCAAAGAATTAAAGAGACGCCTCGATTGGATAGGTAAGCGAATTGATCATGTAAAAACTATTTTTATTTCACATGATCATAAAGATCATATCCAATCTGTTCCGCAGATACGCAAAAAACATCCGGATATATTTATTCATAAAGACGTATTCCCGGCATCAATAATAATAAGCAGAGCTCCCATTCAGGTAAAAGCATTTTTATTGTCCCACGATTCCCCTTGCTACGGTTTTGATTTGACATATAAAGACTTCAAATTGACTTACATACCTGATACCGGCTGCATCACTGAGGCTGCCGCAAAAGCTCTGTTTAATCTTAAGGGCATAGCAAACCATGTCATAATTATTGAATGTAATTATGACTTAAAGACGCTCACTGAGGGACGATACGAATCAGAATTAATGGAACGCATCTTTTCTAATGAAGGTCACATGGACAATATTGATTCTGCCTGGATATTAAAAGAAGTCTGGCATGATAAACTGCGGCTTGTATTGCCGTTTCATTTATCTACGGAAAACAATAACTATGATTTAGTCGAGTATGAAATTAAGAAAGCTATCGGACAGGGTGTTGATGTGGTTTGTACGAAGCAGGAAACACCAACAAAAGTTTTTTATTTTATATAGATCATTGGAGATACTTATGGAAATAATTAAAATAAAAGGAAAAATTAATAAGATTACATATAGGAATGCAGATAATTGGGCCGTATTCTCAGTACAGGCCATCCCTGATGATATTTCTTGCACGGGTATATTACCATCAATGTGCGATTCTGGCTTTAGTGTTGAATGCGAAGGTGTTTGGACGCAAGGTAAATACGGCAAACAATTAAAATGTAAAACCGTTGCGCCTGTGGCTCCAGATACGAATTCAAAAAGTGGCGTTATCAGTCTCTTATGTTTATTACCAAACATCGGAAAAGTGAAAGCCACCGCTGCGGTTGAGGAATTAGGCCCAGAAATGGCCTGGAAGATGGCGCAAGAATGTCCATCTTATTTGGGCGTAACCACAGTTGATAAATCGTTAGAGATACAAGAGAAAGCTAAAGGCTTAGTATCTAATTACAAGGCAACTACTTATTTATTAGGTATAGGTTTAACGGAAAATCAAACCAATAAAATTATAAAAAGATATGGTATTAATGAGGCCATAACGCAGATACAGACTGACCCATATCAACTCATCAATGATATTGACGGTTTTGGGTTTAGAATTGTTGATGGAATTAGCTTAAAGGCCGGATTGAAAAGCGATAGTGAACAAAGAATTCTTGCATGTATTTCGTTTTGTCTGGATGACAGCGAAAAAAATAATGGTAATATATGGATTTATGGCGGCGCATTGGTAAAAATGGTTATTAATGAACTGGTTGACTCCGCAATGGTTCAAAACCAGCCCATAAAACCGCCTGAATATTGTACCGTAAAAAAATTAATCCAACGGCTTGCGGCGGCAAAAAAGGTCATTATAGATAAAAATAAAATATATTCTGCTAATCTATTTAATTGTGAAAGAATTATTTATAATGCGATTAAAGGAGAAATATGAAATTTGACAAGCATCAAACGACAGCTATCAACAATATATATAGTAGTGATAAAAAAATTATTGTGCTTACGGGGGGGCCAGGAAGAGGAAAAACAACCATCCTGAAAGAATTAATACATTTATTTGGAAATAAAAAAATATATCTTACGGCTCCCACGGGCAAGGCGGCCAAGGTCATGGAAGAGGCTTTGAACGGAATTTGTCTAATAAACCAGCCGATGACTATTCATCGGCTATTAGGATGTCAGGGGCCAGGAGTATGGCACCATGACGAAAACAATAGGCTTGATGCGGATATAGTGATTTGCGATGAAGCTTCTATGGTGGGCAGCGAACTTCTTGCACGCATTATCAATGGTGTTTCAGAAAATGCAAAATTAGTTCTTGTTGGGGATGCAGATCAACTCCCCCCGGTGCCGCCTGGGTGCCCATTTCGTGATCTTTGCGATACAGACAACAAATCTATTATTAACAAGCTCATTGTCAATTTTAGACAAGCAGAAGGCAGTTTAATCGCGGATGCTTGCGACCGGGTAAAAAAAAGAAAACAAATTTTATTCGGAAGATATGGTCAAAAAACATTAGGTGGAACCAGGTATGATGATTTATTTTTCAAAGGCATAGAAGATAAAGAACTTATACCTGATATTGTTTTAGATACTTGCCGCCAATGGGCTGATATCGGGATGGATTATCAAGTTTTATCACCACAACATTCAGGCGTATGCGGTGTAGAGAATATAAATAAGTTCATGCAATTAAAATTAAATCCCGCTGGCATGGGGAGAAGAGAGTATGTAGCGTCTGCTTTTCTTACCCTGCGGGTTGGCGATAAAGTGATTAATAAGAAAAATAATTATAAACTGGACATCTTTAATGGTTATGTTGGGAGGATAATCAAAATATCGGATGATGGGATAGTTATCAATTTTGATGGGCAGGAGGTTATGCTTTCTGACCGTGCTGACATCAAAAACCTACGCCTGGCTTATTGCCTTACTATCCATTCAAGCCAAGGCAGCGAATACGCAAATGGGGTTATCCTTATGCACAGCAGCCACTATTTTATGTTGAGTAATAGTTTACTATATGTTGCCCTAAGCCGATTTAAAGAGCGGCTTACCGTGATTGGGAACAAAAAAGGATTGAATCGGGCAATTAAAAACGTAAAATCGAATAATAGGCAAACATATTTAGGGGATGTCTTGATATGAGTGTAGCCGCGTCAATTTCTGCTGCGTTAGACGGATCCCGTTCTGGAGATGGTTATCTCGTTAAATGCCCTGCTCATCCAGATAAAACCGCCAGCTTATCAGTTAAAGATACTATAGACAAAAATGGAAAACCGGATGTCATAGTTCATTGCCATAGCGGTTGCTCATGGAAAACTGTAAAAGATCAGTTACGGACGATGGGTTTGCTACCTAATTTTGAACAAACAAAAAAGATATCCCCTGCGCCTGTGAATTTTATATGGACGAAAGCTAAAAATGACCCTGAAACAGTAAGGAAAGTATTAAAAACAAGGGGTATTTACATAGGATATGATTCCCCTGCTATTCGTGTAAACCGATATAAAAAAGAGGATAATCTTGTGTTTGCCATGACTAAGCCTGGTGACGACAAGGTTTTGGCGGTTCAACGAATGACTTTTGATGGCGAAACATTCATCAAGTCAGGTAAGGGCAAGATGTTCGGCAAAAACAATAATGGTGAGAATTTTTGCCGAGGCCGAGGCGTTTTTTTTTATAGGAAGCAGTCTGTTGAAACCTTTATTGTAGGAGAGGGAATAGAAACGACCTTGTCCGCGATGCAATCTATGGATATGAATGGCTGTGCCTGTCTATCCACGGCTGGAATGCAGGGGGTTTCGCTTCCGAGTGGGATAAAAAAACTTTATATAATAGTGGACTCTGATACAAGTTTTGGAGGCCAAAAAGCTGCGATTGCCCTGGCCTCCAAAGTGGATATTGAAACTTTTTTTGTCACACCTTGCAATGAATGTTTCTCTGATGAACCCATTAAACTGGATTTTAATGATCTTTTGATGAATGGCGGCTCAATTAAAGAACGATTTGATCAGGCTATACCTGTAAAAGAGCTTATTTGGTCGGTGCCACCACAGACAGAACAACCGGAGAATAATGATATTTATCCGCCTGAAACATTAAAAGAATTGGAGGGGCTGAATAAAGTTTTTGGCGCGGCTCTGCTATCTGGGACATTCCGCGTCTTGAAAGAATGGTTTGACGGGCATAAACATTTTCTATCGTTCCTAAAGGCTTATGATTTTGAATTATTTTTTAGAAACAAGCGTGTTTTTGTTTTTAAAGATGAGGACCTGAAGCCAGCTCCGCTCGGGAAGTTATGGTTAGATTGGGAGGGTAGGCGCACCTATAACGAAGTGACTTTTGACCCATCATTAAAGAAGGATACCCCTGGGGTATATAATATGTTTAGGGGGTTATTGGAGCCAAAAAAAGGTGATTGGTCAAAAATACGATGGCATACAAAAAACATTATTTGTAACGGAGATGATGAGATATATAAATATGTGATCGCCTGGATAGCTCGCGCAGTGCAAGACCCTGGTGGGAAGCGGCCAGGGGTAGCCTTAGTCTTACAGGGAGGCAAAGGTATAGGAAAGGGTTTTTGGGCTGATTACATGGGGAAAATGTTTGGTGAGGGATACCTTCCCTTAGCTGATGCTGCCGGGTTTACAGGAAAATTTAATATGCATATGTCTAAAGCTATTTTAGTTTTTCTTGACGAAGCCACGTTCGGGGGTGACAAAAAAAATAAAGGTAAATTGCAAAATATGATTACCGATCCTGTAACGCTATTTGAACCGAAAGGAATCGACTCGATAACTATGCGTAATTATATGAATGTTATTATTGCAAGCAACGAAGAATGGATTGTTCCGGCATCCAGTGATGAGCGAAGATATTTAGTCTTAGCCGTTAACGAAGATAAAAAACTTAATACAGATTACTTTAATGGCATAGATGACGAAATGGAGAATGGTGGCCCAGCAGCAATGATGTATGATTTATTGCGGTATGATTATTCTGCTGTAAATTTAAGAAAAGCTCCTTTCACGCAAGCGCTCTCTGAACAAATAGAGACATCTTTGCCTGTAGTTTTTGCTTTCTGGCAATTTGTCCTTGAACGAGAATTTTTATTATCGGACAAGTTTACAGGTGCCCCGATTGAAACTCGATGCGGAGTTGATCAGAATGTTGCATGGCCGGAAGAAATCTGGAAATATGAAATTTATAATGAATTTCTGGAATTTTCTAATAAGAATAAGGAAAGGTATATTGTTTCAAATAGAAGTTTCTGGAGACAAACATGGCAAGTTTGGCCAGGTGGTAGCCCTGTAAGAAAACAAAAAAGACAAGATGGAGATGTGAAAGATTTTCTTGATTTGCCCAAAATATACGAAATGAAAAGTTCGTTTTCGAAACACGTTAAAGTTTTTTTTGATGAAGGAAAAACTTATAGTGAAAACACTTCTTTCGATTTTGGAGCCAATATTGAGTGATTTTGTCACATATTACGGTATTTTTACACGATATAGAGTTTTTAAAAAAAACATAGTGACAGTGGTAAGTGTTTGTTTTAATTGAATTAAAATCATTTTTGTCACGGAAACACGATGTAACGGTTAAAAAATAGAAAAAATTCTATAGTAAAAAAAAATGTTTTTTAGGTGATTCTATTAAACAATAAAAACCTATTTTCCCTATATATATAATATAATTTTTTAATAGTGACAACCGTGACATTGTGACAGGGATTTCAAATTTATAATAATATAAATAGGTTAGAGAAATTTATATTGTCACCCCAACCGTCACGGGTTGTCACACAATATATAAGCTGTTGAATTTATTAGACTTTTTAACAAAGGAGATAGGTAGTGCCCAATCTAATGTCATTCGCTCATTTGAAAAAGAAACCTACAAAAAAGATGCAGAGTGATTTAACCGGGAACCTTAAAGATAAGTCTGTGCAAATTAAACAAAAGCCTCAAGAACACAGCACGGCAAAATTGATTGAGTCAAGATATTGCTATGGCTGTTTGGATTTTTCTGTGGACTACCCCGAAACAAGCATAGCAATGCATTGGTGTAGAAGGTGGCATCCAGATGGAACTTGTAGCTTTAAAAGAATCTTTCCTGAATATCTTGTTAGGGATTGTAAGGGACGGAGGCGGGTGGAGGTTTTAATATAGTTCTTTACAATCCGCAAACTATAAGGTATATTTCTATAAGTTTTTAAAAAGGGAGGTGATTGGATGACTCAAAAAGAAAAAGAAGTTTTAATAGGTTTTTTTGCGGACGAATCGTTTAGGAGGAAATTCAAGGCGATGGTTGCAGAAAAAGGCAAGACGATCAGGGAGGTGGCTATCAGTCTTATTGAGGGCTGGATGAATAGCCACAGCAAGTAATGTGCTGGGGTATAGGTTGGACGATCTTTTTTTTTGAAGGCCAGTATAAGCGTAAATTATTTTAGTCGATTTTAGGGGGCAAAGTAATGAATAAAAGTATAGGAAAAGGTTTGGCCTCAATAGGCGTGTGTTGTTTAGGAGTCGGAAGTATGTATTTTCTGGATGATTTAAAAATTTTAGGATTAATATTTCCCATCTTAGGGGTTATTGTGATCTGGAATTCATAACGTAGGAGAACAGGGAGGGTATATGAAAAACGATAAGGTAATTTTTGCAAACGGTTCGGAGTCAGCAACTTACAAGGAAAACGTATCAGGCTGGATTTCACGGGATGGAACATTCTGGGGTGAAGATGAAGAGGGCGCAAGAGCGCACGGTTCGACCCATAGACGGTGCGGACATTGCGGCAACATTGTTGAGAAATACTCTTATTGTAAGATATGTGACGAAAAAGAAAAGGAAGAGCTTTTTAAGAAGATGCCTGAAAAGATTTGGAACGGAAAGGGCGTTTTATATTCCAGGGCTGAAGAGTGGTTTTATCGTGAATGGGATGGAACCAACAAGGATGGAGAGAGAGTATCCTTTAGATCAATGAAGTTTGTTTTTTGCGAGGAAGCCGAGTGGCCGGAGATTTGTGAGGATTCTTTTTATGGAGCTATGTCAGATGGCACAAAATCCACTGGGTTGTCGAGGCTGGTTAGTAATTTTAATAATGATCTGAAACATATACGCACTAATAGTTTTTTGACGGTCGATATTAGGGCTGTTTTGAGGAGGAGAATATGGACAACGAAAAAATAATTTTGAGTAATAGCCCCGATGCGGCAACATATAAAGAAAATCTTTCCGGATGGGTCTCTCGAACTGGCCGGTTTTGGGGAAAAGATGGGCATATGGCTAAATGGGATGGCGCAACTCACACGAAATGCAGATGTGGTATTATTTTCCCAAAAAATTCTTACTGCAAAACGTGCGCTGAAAAGAGGAGGCTTGAAAAATTTAAAGCAAAACCTGTAATGGTGTGGAATGGCAAAGATGCGTTATATTCTGATTCAGAAGATCGGTACTATGGAGAGTGGGAAGGTGTTAATAACGAAGATAGAAAAGTGTCTTTTGAATCTATGAATTTTATTATTTGCGAGAGAACGGAATGGCGTGAGTTGAGCGATGATTTTTTTGAAGATTCTTTATGTGAAGATGTTGGAAATGATGAATTGATTGATCTCATCCATGACTTCAACGAAAATTTAAAGGAAATCCAGACTAATTGCTGGGAGCCGGGGTTATATCGTGCTGTTTTGGAGGAGGAATAATATGCTAACAGAAAAAGAACAAGAAAAGCTGAATGATTTTTTTCGAGATGGTGCAGAGGGGATTGAGGCAGAGCCCGAATATTGGGTGAATGGAGGTGAAGGATTGTCTTTTTGTTACGACTGTTGCGGGAAAGAAGTATCTCTGTTGAAAAAAGACGATCCTGAAAACAATGAGTACTGCTGTGTTGATGGTGGATGGATCATTGATGGCGATAGTATCCCTTATTGCGAAACTTGCGATAAATTATTAAAAAATACATTAACTTATGACGGATGTGAGGATGAAGTTAATCATTTTCTTGAACATGGTTTTGACCCTTGCAGCGCAAGTGATTGCTACTCGATGGAAAGAGTTATTGCCGGGAGGGGATGGGAGATAGGGGAGGAAAGGATATACCGGAACGAATATGACAAGGAAGGAGATATTAAATATTATAAAAACCTGGAAATTTTATGTAAGAGAATTTTGAAGGAGGTTAAAAATGTTGAAAAAATATAAAGTTTATGATTTTGGGGTAGAGATTGTTGCGGTGGATGTAGAACGGGAAACAGATAAGATTGTTTGGATTGCAGGTAGGAGGCATCTAAAGCTGTCAGGGTGGGCAAGTTTTTTTGACACCTGGGATGAAGCAAAAAAGATGAAGATAGAATGGCAACTTGAAAAAATAAAAGAATTAAAAAGAAAGCTTAACAATGCAGAGAACGAGCTGGAGGATATTAAAAATATTAAAAAAAATAGATAAATGTCTTGATTGGATTTTTCTTCGGGTAATAGTGTTATTTTGTTTTTATTTGTTAGGAATCGGAACTGGATATTTTTGGTGTTACAAGGTATTGAATGGGGGAGGGTAAATGATATGGCAACACCAATGCAGCGCACTTTGTCAGATTTGAGAAAATATAATATACCGTATTGGGTTGTAGAAAATTATAATCACTTTACGAAAAAACGAACAGATCTGTTTAATATTTTTGACGTTCTGGCTTTAGATAACGGTTTTGTGGGGGTCCAGGTCTGTGGGGTAGACATAGGGCCGCATAAAGAAAAGATCCTGGTGGATCATGTTGAAAATACAACTATATGGCTGAAAAATGGTGGCAGGGTTGAGGTGTGGGCGTGGCGGAAATTGAAAAAATTGAAAAAAAATGGGAAAAAGGGTAAGCAAACGATTTGGGTAGCACGTATTTTTGACGTATTATTGGTAAATAATGAATTGTATTGGGAGGAGCGAGGATGACTAAAATAGAGTTAGCACAAGCATGTATTAACAAATACGGAGCCGAGGCACAAATGCTACATATGATTGAAGGAATTGGAGAGTTAACTGTTGAACTTTGTCATTTAGAGCGGGGTCGATTTGTTGAAGATAAAGTCGCTGAAGAAACTGCTGATTGTTTAGCAGTTTTAGATCAGATGGACATTTTGTTTGATGTCGATAAAAATCAGAGTTTCAAAGTGTCGGATGATAACAATATAGGAAGCCTTATATCGGCAATGGGTTTTGTTCAAACTTGGCTTGGCGGCTATAAGGGTGAGCGTGGTGATAAAAGAATATTGCGAGATTTATTCCCGGAATTCCGGGCAAGGTTGATTTCGCTTAGTCAAAAAATAGGAGATAAGAGAGTCGAGGCATGGCAAAAAATTAAAGCGGACCGGATGGTTGAGAGGTTGACCCGGTGGAAATAAAAAAGGGGAAAAAATATAAAGTTATTTGTCCCGTTTGCAAAAACCCGCGGCTTGTATCAAAACAATCAAAACAAATGATTGATAGTGGTGTAAGTTCTGGACGATGCAGGAGGTGCGGCTATGAAAGCATGAGGAACAAAAACTATAAAAATGGCAGGGAATATGAAATAATTTGTCCTGTTTGCAAAAAACCGCGGCCTGTTTCGAAACAGTCAAAACAAAGGTTTGACAATGGTACGAGTTCAGGACGCTGTGCCAGTTGCGGAATACGCGCAGCGAAACGAAGAAAAAGATTGGCTATAGAGAGTTATCTTGAGGAAGAAATTTCTGCACCTCCCAACAAGAAAATGAAAAATTGCGGGTGTGAGTTAACATCCACTGCTGAGCAAAAAATCGATGGCCTCCCATTTTTCCAAAAATGCGAATGGTTTTATAAGTGTGCGAATAGTTCGGAATGTTTGGGCGAGGTCGCGCGGGAAAAATGGTTAGGGTGGGAGGCTGATGGTAAGGGGTTTAAGGGAAAACAGAAAGAAGATATTCTTGACACGGTAAGAATGAGCGAGGCTTGCTAATATGTATGGAGTGAAAAAAGCAGAGCGAAAAATATTGGTCAAGGCGCCGTATAATTATAATCCGGATAATATTAATATACTTGAGATTGAAAGCGATAAGGCCCGGAAAGGTATACCAATCGATTTCGAAGTCGCAATTGCAGTATGTAACTACCAATCAGATTTACAAAAAATCAGGAAACGTAAAAAGTGGTGGCGATTTTGGGGTAGGACTTAATAAATTTAATAATGATTGGGAATGCCATTTTTAAATTTTACTATTGTTATATTCCCGGAGAGAAAACAAAATGAATATTGAACATAAAATAATGAGAAACTATCCTCGGGAACTTCTTCATAAATTTGAAATGACAACTCCTTATATTCCGCGTGAAGGTGATATTGTGTGGGTCAAAGAAAAAGAGTTTCGAGTGACCAGCATCCATCACCACATAAAAGAAAAAATAGTTATTATTAATGTAAATGAACACTAAGTGACATCCGCCTTAACAAAAATTATTATTTAATTATGGAGTTATTTTAATGGAAAATAAAAGAATATACCTTGCATGTCCATATTCGCATAGCTTTAAAGATGTGCGAAAAGACCGTGCGAAGTTCGCAACTCAGGTTACAGGCCGGTTAATGAAAGCCGGTTTAATTGTCTATTCGCCCATTACGCACGGGCATGGAGTAGCCGTTGAGTGTGGGTTGCCGGGCGACTGTGTTTATTGGTCAAAAAATACAGAGTCATTTATATGTTGGTGTACGGATATTTTTGTGGTGTGCATCCCAGGATGGCAGGAGTCGGGAGGTGTGCAAGAAGAGATTTTTTTGGCTGAGAAAATGGGGAAAAATCTTGTTTACTTGCGGCCCGGGAATTATTTTTTTGATGGTTTTTTTTCAAAAGGTATAAGTGATGAGGGATAAGGGAGATATGGATACTAACGAATTAAGAAAAGCAGCAAATTGTATATTTATCGCAACTGATAAGAAGACGGCTCAAGATATATCAGAAAAATTAAATGCGGCTGCGGATGAAATTGATATGCTCAGAATTAAATTAAATGCGGCTGGCCGAAATTTAGGCCGTGATGAGGGCCAAGAATTATGAGCCGGAATATACGAAAAAAGAAAAAGACACTGCGAGAAAAAAAAGCAGCTTTTAATAATGAAAAAACAGATTTTGAAAAAAGCGTTAAACAGAAACGGCGTGAAAAGGAAGAGAAACGGAAAAGGGCGAAGCAAGCCTTAAATAAAGAGCTTGCTTCTTTTTAAGAATTATAGCTGGGAGGCTTCTAATGCCTCCCGGCACATGTGGTATTGTCCGATGACATCCATCCGCCTTGAGAGGCTGTCACCTGTATGGGGCAGTCCGTTTAGATGCATGAATTGATCATTGTAGATGGCCATAGCCTTTTTAAGTTCCCGGCGGTCGGAATCGGTTGCTTTTGAGCCATAAGTTTTTGCCTCCGCTAATGTTTTGAAATTATACTTTTTCATTTTTAACCCTCCCTTACTTTTAAAATTGTATTAAGCAACTCTTCTTTTGATAATCCTGTAAATTTTTGCCCTGTTTTTGCAACAAATATATCAAAAGTTTCAACCCAAAAAGTAACAAGATATTTTTTCCCATCTATTATTCGGGTACAACCGTGGTCGATGTTCTCTATTTCTTTTTTGATCTTTTCCATCTTTATATCCTATCGTAGAGCAGCGTAGCACAACGCTTCTCTGCACCTTTGTTGATAGTTTATTAGATCGAGCCTGCGCTCGAAATTTTCTATAGTATCCGGCAACGTCTTCAACCAATCATAGTGATCGTTTAAAATCATTATTACGTACCTTAGATAAGCAATATCTTTTTTTGTCGCTTGCTTGCCGAAGCGTTCAGCCTCGGCAGGTGTTTTAAATTTAAAATCCATTTTCCCTCCTTTTTCTTATTAATTAAAATTAAACCAGAATTTTTCCTCAATAGCCTTGTAGGCCCATTCTATGGTAGTTTCAGATGTATCTGATAGGAACTCAAGTTTTAGGTAAGGCGGATCCCCTTCAAACCAGATGTTTACAGTTCCAGGCTCAATTCCGGATTCTGCATCATAAAGTAATTCATAAACTTGCTCTAATTCTTCAATTTCTGTGATTTCTGTTTTCATTTTATTTGCTCCTTTGTTTGTTATTGTGAAATGGCAATTAAAAAATTGGCATAAATGCTTCTGTCGTAAATTCGCCAGAAATAGGATCATTAAAATCTAAATACCCAGGGTTTAGAATAGTTAAAATATTTTTTAACCATTCAACTGTAATTTTCTCAGGCCGGGAAAACTTTATTAAATCTTTTTTTGCTTTTTCGAGACCATTTTTTTGCGCGTATTTATTTCCTGCTACTCTTATAATAGATAAAATGTCAGAATCGTTAACTCTATCATCGTTAATTAAGAAAATAGCCATTTCATCTATTTTATCAAAAGATAGTATTCCTTCATCTTTTTTATCCATCATTTTATTTTCTCCTTTTTTTTGCGCCCCGGTTATCGTTGCGCTTTATCTATGTATACTGCTACTTGCGTGCCAGACTTTCGAAAAAGTAATAAAAAGTAATAAAATAAATTAGATTTATAACAATATTAGGTAGTTATTGGTAAAAATAAGTTTTAAATTGATTTGGCAAGAGTTGCAACCAGGTGGGTTGAAAAAGGTGCTATCGTCTGATAAAATAGAAAATAGTTAATAATTTTATATACTTATAAGTTATAGACATTTTCGCCGATTGGCCATTTTCGCCTGGTGGCCATATTTTAATTTAAAATGGACTTTTTGTCTGAAATATTGGTTGACTTTAAATAAGATGGTTGATAGGGGGGAGGGTATGAAAGGAAAAGAGTCTACAAAAAAAGAGCGAGTATCTAAATTAAACGTGTGGTTGAAACATTATTTGAATGAAAATTGCTCTACAACTTTTTTAAATAAGACCGAATCTGCAAAGGCTGCAAAATATAAATGCAATGGCGATGATTCTTTCCGAGTCATAGGTTCTCAAAACTTTTCAAAACTTACCGACAAGATTTCTAAATGGCTTGACGAACATGGCTTAAGTGAAAATGCTTTAAAAATTAAGATGTTATCACTCATGCAGGTTAAAGAAACAAAGTTTTTCTCAGCTCCCATTAAAGACGAAAATGGGATTGTTGTTGATATTTTTGTTAAGGAAATTGATGTTGAAGCTATTGAAACGCAGCGAAAAACACTCGATATGGCGTTAAAAGTCAGAGGCATGAATGCTCCGACTAAGCATGAATTGACAGGAAAAGATGGTCAAGCATTGTTTCAAAATATGACGGATGAAGAAATTGATCAGAAAATTGCTGAAAAAATTATTGAGCAAAAGAAAAAATAGTGTAAGTATTTAATTTTATTTATAAAAAGCATCGGCTTCCTGGGAGGCCGTAGAACTGGAGATTTTAAAAAAGGAATAGTAAGGGTCATATAAATTTTATTTAGAATGATGAGTAGAGCTGATAAAATAGAATTATTGCATTTATTTTCTGAAAAAGAGCGTAGAGCAGGATTGCGGTTGCTTTATACACTTTACCCAGATACAGGAACCTTGCGGCGTGAATTGTATAAACCGCATAATGATTTTTTTTCAGCAGGAGCAACATATAAAGAACGTGCGATGATTTCTGCCAACCGGGTTGGGAAAACCTTCGGAGTTGGGGGCTATGAATTATCGTTACATTTGACAGGTAAATATCCAGAATGGTGGGAGGGAAAAAGATTTGAAAAACCGATTTCAGCGTGGGCTGCCGGGGATACCTCCCAAACCGTTCGTGATATTATTCAAAAAAAACTTTTAGGGCCGGTCGGAGAGTATGGGACAGGACTTATCCCCGGCGAACTATTAATTAGTACAAAAAATAAAGGCGGGAGTGTTCCTGATACAGTTGAATCAATCGCAGTAAAACATATTTCAGGTGGAACGTCATACGTAGGTTTAAAATCATATGATCAGAAAAGAAAATCATTTCAGGGGACAGAGCAAGACGTTATATGGTTAGACGAAGAGCCGAGTCTAGATATATATTCAGAATGTCTCTTGCGGACTATGACCACAGATGGCCTTATCATGTGTACTTTTACGCCGTTAATGGGCTTATCTCAGACGGTCTTGTCCTTTATGCCAGGCGGAAAAATTCCAGACAATTATGAAAAAACAGGGAAGTTTGTTGTCAACGCCACCTGGGATGATGCTCCGCACTTAACCGCTCAACAAAAAGAAGAACTTTTTAAATCAATCCCTCCTTATCAGCGTGAAGCGCGAGCGAAAGGGATTCCGCAGCTTGGTGCAGGGGCTATTTACCCAATTCAGGAGGAAGACATTACAGTCGATCCGTTTGTAATTCCCCCAAACTGGAAAAAGGTTTATGCCTTGGATGTTGGGTGGAATAGAACGGCAGCTCTGTGGGGGGCCTGGGATGAGCAGAGCGATGTAATATATATTTTTTCAGAGCATTATAGGGGACAAGCTGAACCAGTTGTACATGCTGAAGGTGTTAAGGCAAGGGGTGCGTGGATACCTGGCGTAATTGATCCGGCAGCGAGAGGCAGAAGTCAGGAAGATGGGAAACGATTAATTGATCAATATGTCAATCAAGGGCTGAATCTCTCTTTTGCGAAAAATGCAGTTGAAGCCGGGCTCTTGAACGTATGGCAACGGTTATCGACCGGCAGATTAAAGCTTTTTCGGGGGTTACAAAACTTTTTTGCTGAATATCGTATTTATAGACGGAATGAAAAAGGCGATATTGTGAAAGAAAATGATCACTTAATGGATTGTTTGCGTTATCTTTGCATGTCAGGGATAGATGTAGCGACAACAGCCCCCCCAGAATTTTGGGAAAACAATAATTTTAATAAATACCAACAAGATTCCATAGATAGTGTCACGGGTTATTAATGATTAATGAACAATATATTCAATCGCAGAATAACATCTTGCCTCCTGGTGAAGAATATATAGAAGAGCAAGTTCCTTCACCAGAGCAACAGGCTATGATGCAAGCCGATGCCGAGCAAGAAGCTTTAGCTCAAGCAGAAATAGAAGCACAACGTAGAGCTGAACAATCAATGATTGATTTGCTTGAAGCTAGACACGCGATGACCAACATTGCGGAAAATCTTGAACAAAGTGTCATTGATACCATCGCAGCAAAAGTGATTGATGGATATAATTTAGACAAAGAATCCCGGGCTGAATGGGAAAAAACAAATACTGAAGTTTTAAAATTAGCAAAACTATCTATTGAAAAAAAAATGTATGCTGGTGATGTTGTTGCGAATGTAAAGTATCCTATCATTACGAATGCAGGGATACAATTTGCGGCAAGAGCTTATCCTGAAATTATAAAAGGCACGGAAGTTGTTAAACCTAAAATTATTGGTTATGACCCGGATGGGCTAAAATTAGAGCGCGGTAATCGAATATGTGAACACATGTCATACCAACTACTCAACGAAATGTCTGAATGGGAGGATGGCGTTGACCAGTTGTTATTCACACTGCCTATTGTAGGATGTGCGTTTAAGAAAACATATTACTCTACACTTTTAGGGCAAAATGTGTCTGAAATGGTTTTTGCGGATGATTTAGTGGTTAATATTAACACTGTATCGCTCGAAAAAGCATTAAGGGTCACACACATTATCCAATTATCGCAGAATGAAATTGTTGAAAGAATAAGAAATGGTGTTTTTCTTGATTTTGATGTTTCAGAATTAGGATTAGCGCAAAATACTGAAGATGCAATAATAGATGAAGATACACCACATAAGTTCCTTGAGCAACACAGGTGGTATGACCTTGATGAGGATGGATATCAGGAACCTTATATATGCACAGTACATGAAGGTACGCAAAAACTAGTTAGGATGTCTGCAAGATTTGAACTTGCGAATGTAACAGGGAATAAAAAAAAAGAAATTGTAAGGATAAAGCCCACACATTACTTTACACGATTTATTTTTATGCCAGCAGTAGACGGAAGCTTTTACGGTAACGGATTTGGAAGCCTATTGTATTCTATCAACTCAGCAACAAACACCACACTAAATCAGTTACTTGATGCTGGAACACTCTCTAACCGGCAATCTGGATTTTTAGGTCGAGGGATTCAATTAGGGCGTGGTGCATCGTTAAAGTTTAAAGCTGGTGAATGGAAGCCAATACAATCAACAGGTGATGATTTACGGAAAAACATTGTCCCACTTCCTACCAAAGAACCATCTCCGACTCTTTTTAGATTGCTGGGATTGTTGGTTGAAACAGGAAAGGAACTATCCGGCGTCACAGATGTTTTATCAGGCCAAAGCCCTGGACCGAACGTTCCGGCCACAACAACACTTGCGCTTATAGAGCAGGGGTTACAAGTATATTCTGCGATTCATAAGCGAATACATAAATCGTTATACGCGGAGTTCCAAAAAATACGCCAGTTAAATATTTTATATTTAACAGATCAAAAATATGCAAACGTTATGGATGACCCTGGAGCGATTCGGCGGGATGATTATGCAGATAAAGACATGGATATTATACCTGTATCTGATCCAACCGCCACAACGAATATGCAACGTATAATGAAAGCTAAAGCTTTGTTAGAGATGCGAGGGCAAGGGTTAAGCGATATGGAAATTAATAAGAGATATTTAGAAGCTTTACAAATAGAAAATACTCAAATATTAATTCCAGAAGAAGATGAACCAAACCCAGCATTAGAACTGGAGATACAAGAAAAGCAAGCTGCTATTGAAAAAATTAATGCTGAAACCAGTTTAATTATTGAAAAAATAAACACTGAACGAGTTATCCAAAATACAAAAGCAATGGGGGCTGGTTTTGATAACAGAAAACTTGACATAGAAGAAGCAAAAGCAATTTCAAATATTGAAACAAACGAAATAAATAAATTTTCAGAACAAAAAACTCAAGGCCCGTATCGTGAAGCCGGGATGGTTTCTAACAATGATGAATAAAGAACAGTTTGACGAATGGAAAAGTTTATCAGCAACGATATTAATCTTTAAACAGATTGAAGCCTTAAAGGAAGTTTTGACTGTTGATTTAGCGAGCGGGGCCACAATTGGCCTAACAGCCGATCAAATAGCAATTAATACAGCACGAATCGTTGGGAATATTGAGGGATTAAATCAAATATTGAATATTAGTTTTTTAGAAGAGAGGGAAGAATATGCAGAATAAGTCAGGGATTGATCCTACAGGCCATCATGTTTTAGTTTTACCGGATATAGTTAAAGAAAAAACCACAGGAGGCATTTATCTTGCGCCACAAAGCAGGGATGATGAACAGCGAGCTGCAACGACTGGAACATTAATTGCAGTTGGGCTTTCGTCTTGGGTTGAATTTGCCAATGGAGAAGCTTGGGCGGCGGCAGGAGACCATGTTTCTTTCGCCAAATATGCCGGAATTGAAATAGATGGTATCGACCAAAAAAAATATACGCTATTAAATGATCAAGATATTTTAGCAGTTTTAGACAAATAAGATTTCAAAATTGAGGTAAATACAATGCATGATGAAACAATAGATGAGATTTTAACAGAAACAAAGGAAAACGATGAAGACCATGTCGATACAGATTTAAAGGAAAAGGCTCCCGAAGAAATAAAAAGTGCCAGCGTAGAAGAGTTAGCTCAAGAAATGGGATGGAGACCCAAAGAAAACTTTGACGAGGAAAGCAATAATGAGTTTGTAGATGCTGCTACATATATCCGCAGAGGCGGCGATATCCAAACAAATATGCGAAAATCAATCAAAGATCAAAAACGTCAATTAACAGCAATGACAAATAGTATTGAAGAGTTGAAACAGCATAATGAAAGAGTATATAAGGCTGAAATCACAACTCTGAAGAAAGATTTAGCCAGCCTGAAATTAGAAAAAAACGAAGCCATTCAAGACGGAGACGTTGACCTTGTAGAAAAAATAGATGCCAAGATTGATTTAGTTCAAGAATCTATAAGCCAACCTGAAAAGGCAACGGAAACAGCCGCACAACCACAGGGAGAAGACCCTGAGTTTACGGAATGGGTTGCAAAAAACGATTGGTATAGAACTAATAAAGAAATGCAAAGCTACGCAGACGCTATTGGTGATCAAAATGAAGGGCTTCCATATACAAGGTTGCTTGCTCTTGTAGAAAGAAAAGTTAAAGATGGTTTCCCAGAAAAATTCCAGAAAAAAAACAGTACAACGGAAATAGTTAACCGAGTGGAAGGCGCTACCCGTGGCAACAATAATAATATTTCTTTTACTGAAGCTGATTTAACAGCAGGGCAAAAAAATATTATGAGCCAATTTGTTAGACAAGGTATTATGACCAAAAAACAATATATTGATGACATAAAAAAGCTTGCGGGAGGATACGCATAATGAAAGATAATTCAGAAAAAAAAGATACGAATACAGAAATTAAACCAAAAAAAAGACCCATCAGAGTTCCAATTGGCATTCGGAATGTTTTAACGGCCCCAAAAAAAGATGGGTATATCCGTAAATTTGTGAATGACAAAGATGGAAGAATTGAAATGTTTAAAGCTGCCGGATATAGATTGGTTGAAGAAGATATCCTTGTTGGTGATAATTCAATCAAGAGAACCCAACTACCGGGCAGTTCAGTGTCAGTACCGGTCGGTGGTGGAGTAAAAGCAGTCCTTATGGAAACAAAAAAAGATTGGTACGATGAGGATCAAAAAGCAAAACAAGATAAGATTACCGCCGGTGAGAACGACATGAAACGAACGTTAAACCCAAACCAAGATGGTATGTACGGAAGAATTGTAATATCTTCTTGATAAATAAAAAAGCTATAACACGGCTTTAGGAGGTTGTTTTGGCTAACATAGATAGAATTTCTGGTTTTACACCAGTGAAACATTTAAACGGAAACCCATGGAATGGTAAAGCACGGATGTATTATATCCCGGCAACTGATTCCACCGCTATATTTAAAGGCGATGCTGTAAAATCTGCGGGCAGTGCCGATACCACGGGTAAATACGCAACAATTGCACAAGCGGCAGCGTCAGATACCATAAGGGGGGTTGCGATTGCTTTTTCTGATCAACCTAATATTGGTATTGACACTACAAATCTGTACGGGGCATATAGGTTAGCCAGTACAGCAATGTATTGTTTGGTTGTTGATGACCCTGATGTAATTTTTGAAATACAGGAAGATAACGTTGGAAACGATATTGATGCAGATATGATTGGGCTCAGTACCGATATTACTGTAGGCAGTGGGGACACGGCTTCAGGAAAATCTGGGATGGAACTTGATAGTAGTGACACCGCAACAGCAGCCGGGCAATGCAAAATATTGAACGTGTCACGGAAAGAAGATAACGCACTTGGGGCTCATTGCAAATTCGATGTCCTTATAATTGAACATGAAATGAGATCGTCTACTGACGTATAGTAGGAGGAAACTATAATGGGTGTTATAACAACAAATAACTTTGCTAAGGATCTTATCCCTGGTGTTAAGACTTGGTACGCAACAAAATATCGAGAATACCCTATTGAGTATCTTGATATTTTTGATAAAACTATTTCTACAAGAGCCTTTGAAGAAGAGGTTGGCGTTACTGGTTTCGGTCTAGCTCAAATGAAATCTGAAACAGATGGGATCGCCTATGCTGATACGGAGCAGGGATATGTTAACAGATATACAAATGTAACGTATGGCCTTGGTTATATCATAACCAGAGAAATGTACGAGGATGGAATCGCGGTAACTGTTGCCCTAAGAAAGGCCGGGGCACTTGCCTTCTCTATTCGACAAACCAAAGAAATAATTGCTGCAAACGTGCTTAACAGAGCGTTCAATTCGGCATATACGATGGGAGCAAATAGTGATGGGAAGGAATTGTGCGCAGCGGATCATCCCAACAAATCAGGCGGTACTTGGCGAAACGAATTGTCAACCTATGCAGATTTGAGCGAAGCTGCCCTTGAACAAGCTTGTATTGACATCGCAAGTTTTACCACAGATAAAGGTTTGACCATTGCGATTAAACCAGTGAAGCTTATCGTGCCCCCAGCTTTAGAATTCGAAGCGTGTAGAATATTAGAATCGTCTGGCCGCGTTAGTACCGCGAATAATGATAACAACGCACTCTATGTTACTGGAAAAATTCCACAAGGTATCAAGGTAAACCATTATTTGACCGATACAGACGCATGGTTTCTTAAAACCGATTGCCCCGATGGGATGAAATATATGGAACGCCGTGCAGATTCTTTCGGTACTGAAAATGATTTTGATACTGAAAATGCCAAATTCAAAGCAACGTTCAGATGTGCTTTTGGCTGGTCTGATGCCAGGGGTATATTTGGTTGCCCTGGGGCATAGATTTTTAAACTAATCTATAGGGGGTAAATAAAGAACCCCCTATAGAACCTGTGTAAAATGAGGTTAAATTCCTCATGGCAGCCATTATAAAAAAGTGGGTGTTACTGTGAAAAGGATTTTAAAAATGCCTGTAACAAATTTTCCAAACGGACTCACTATGGATACGACAAAATATATATCCATTGCTTCTGGGTCAACTATCCCGGTAACCGGAGCATCCGGTTATAATCCAGGGTGTAAATTTATTCTTTCTAGTGCGTCTTTAGGCAAAAACATTGAATGGGTTAACCAGGGCTCCGCAACTTCGTGCCTTTTTGTTCCTTCCGGCGCTGGTTTCGGATATGGTTTTGCATGGGCTGGTGGCCCAGTAGATTGTGTAAACGGAGAAACAGCCACGCAATATGCTGTTGACGGCAATGTTGGCCTTGCTGATATTTGTTTCGCAGCTCATCAAGTTTCAGACGATAATGATCAAATTATAGGTGTAGCATGTGCGGAGTCAACAGCACCGGGGGAACAAAACAGTTTATTAATTACTGCAAGCGCTGACCCTTTGACCGCGCATGATTATGTTTATGCTGGATTAAAAAATAAATGTGTACCTAAATTTGATGTTTTTGCAGCAGGGACACACACCACTGTAGGCGGAGCTGCCGCCGAAGCTATAACTATTACAGGGGCAAAGGCTGGTGATCTCGCTTTTGTGTGTCTTGGTTCAACAGATGACACAGATACTATTTCTGATTCTATTTGTACCACAGATACTTTGACTGTCACATTGTCTGCTGATCCGTCAACCACCCATAGCATTCATTATGTAATTTTGAGAGAGCGTGGGACTTTTAAACCAAGTCATTATGTTGCATATGCCGGACAACACACTTGTGTCGGAGGTGACGCAACAGAGGTGGCGACTGTAACTGGAGTTTTGTCGGATGATATTATTATGTCGGTTATTGAAGATGCAACAAGTGGCGCAACCAATATACTGAAAGTCGTTCCAACAACTAATACGGTAACATGGACGTTTAATGCTGACCCAACAGTTGGGCATTTGATTAATTATGCAGTATTAAGAGCGTATTAAAATGCCATATAAAGCAGGTGACTATTTAGTTATATGTGATATTTGCGGTTTTCAAAAATATGCATCAGAATGTCAATTAAATTGGAAACAACAATTAGTTTGTTCAGATACATGCTTTGAAGAAAAGCATCCTCACTATACAGAGCCAAAACCTTTAGGTGAAAAGCAATCTGTACCTATTCATAGGCCACCAGGGGAGGACATTTTTATTTAATGGCGACTTTAGCGAGTTTAAAAGCGAATATTCTTGAGATAATAAATACAAGAATGTTTTCTGAGGAATATATCGAAACAAAAATAAATCTTGCTATATCTCTAATCGCTGGCGGGGTAAAATCATCTTTTGGTGATTTCCTTACTCCGCCATTACCACAGCTATTTAACATCGCAACTATAAACACAGCAACAGACGCGGCCTATGTTTCTATGCCTGCTACCTTTCAGAGAAAGCTTCAATTCGTAGCCAACTCTGGTGGCTCAGAAATAGAAATTTATAATTCGATGATTGAATTTGCAGGAGTTTATCCGTTAATGAATGGGTCTGGTACAATTTCTAGTGTTGTTGAGCAGGGTGGAAATCTTTATTACCAAAAAATTCCAACCGTGTCGGAGACATTGACATTGCATTTTTTTAGACATCCTGTTGATATGACAACAAGTGATGATACTCCAGACGGTATCCCTGAACATTTGCAAGAGCCTTTATTGGTTAATTATGTTTGCAAAGAACTTTTTAATATTTCTGAAAACTCAAACATAGAAAAGCATACTATTCTTTTTAATGATGCTGTTAGGTTACTTGAGGTAACAATTCCTTTTGACAATAGGTCTCTTTACCTGGGAGATTAGTTTTATGAGTACAATATATGTATCGACAATTTTTAATAGAGTTGCACGGGTCACTGGTGATCCAGCCTTCGTGGAGCCTACTAGGGCACAACTACTTGATTGGTTTAATGAAGGTGAAACAGCACTTGTTAAGCGTAAACCGGATGCCTATGTTAAAACAGCAAATCAAGTATTAACGGAAGGTACCAAACAAGCGCTTGCTGAGGATGGGATAATATTTCTTGAACCAAATTGTAATATGGGAACAGATGGTTCAACGCCTGGAAGAGTTGTCTATACTGTAACCCGTGAAAGAATTAACAGGACTTCACCGAATTGGCATTCAGTAAACGCTGACGCGCAAATTAATGCAGTTATTTTTGATGAAAGAAATCCAAAAGTTTTCTATGTATCACCTCCTCAGCCAGCCGTGAATCAAGGATATTTGGATTATGATTATTCAGCATTACCTCCAACGATAATTGTTACAGATGAAAACTATGATGTAGCTTTTACTGTCGGTGATGAATATGCACCTGAAATGCTGAACTATTTATTATTTAGGATTTATAGCGAAGACACCGGCCAAATATCGGATGCAGTTGCTCGAGCGCAAATGTATTGGGGATTATTCACTGGTGATATCATTGACAAAGAAGCCATTGAAAACAGAGACAGCCCGAATGTTCCGAGGAGATAGCCCATTATGGGACAAATATTTAGAAATGATTTTGCAACTACCCTGACAGCCACAATCACCACAACCAGCACTACGCTTGCCTTAACTGCTGCCCCCTCGCCAGCAATAGTTTTAACTGAAAGCGATGATTTCTTTAAACTCACTATTGTTGATGAAAACGGTAACCGTGAAATTATTAAATGTGTTGAGATATCGGGGCTTGATGTTACGATAGGCGTTGCGCTGGGTGTACCTTCTATTGATGGCCGCGCGCAAGAAAACACAACTGCAATTCCCATTACGCATACGGATGAGCATATTATTAGTATGCGGACAACAGCAGGATTACTTGAAACTATAATTACTGCGATCAATACATTACAAGCCAATACATCAATTGCAACAATCACCATGGCTGAAGAAGGGACAGATGACGTTCATCCCCTTTCTCCTTTAAAAGGCCGCGTTATGGTTGATGGATATGCTCCTTTAGCTACGTTGGTACAAGCACAAGGCGGAACAAATAACATAGCAAGAATGAGTCCTCTTCGTTCACGACAAGCGGTAGCGACTGCTTATGAGGCTATATTTGAATCTGGAACAACCTGTATTTTTAAACAAAATACTGTGCCCACCGGATGGGTATTTTTGGCTGAAGACAATGATCGTGTTTTTATTGGAACAGATAGTTCTATAGAAGGCGGAGACATAGGTGGTAGTTGGACGTTGTCCGGGATTAGCATTAATGGCCATGCATTAAGCATAGCTGAAATGCCGGTACATAAGCATGGCATTGATGTAAGGTGGCATGACGTCGGGACTTCTGGCACAGTTCGAAATGCCGATTGGGGCGGAACGGTTATGGATACCGAAACAAAAGCGGCTGGGAGTGGAGCTGCACATACACATGGGATAACGCTGGGGAACACGTGGAGACCAGCGTATGTGAAAGCTATAACAGCAAGGAGGATTTGATATGGAACATGAAAATATAAATTATGAAAACGCTTTTAACTGCAAAGATTGCCCTCAATGCAATACGTCAAAGGGTTGTCCTGCCTGGTTAGAAATGATCGAGGAAGACGATAAGGGGAATAAACGTATCGTTAAAATGTGTGACAGGGTATATGAAAAATACTTCTGGGTTAATGTAACAAAAGCCCTTGCAATTTTAACTGAAAATGTATCAAAAACAAACAATCTTTATACCGATGGAATTGTAGCAATAGGGAATGCGCTGCAACAGCACCAAAATCAACAGATATCGCAACATGATGTAAAACTGGTTAAATAAATGCTTAAAGTAAGAAATAATTATAAAACAAATCTGACAAAAAGCATTACAGCGTCAACTACAGAATTGCAAATTGATAGAGCCCCATCTCCTATCCTGACGCTTTCAAATAGTGATGACCATTTTTTATTGTTGTTAACCGATGAAGCCGGTAACTTTGAAGTTATTAAATGTGTTGGTATAATCGGCAGAATAGTAACGGTCGGAATAACCTTAAACACCCCAAACATAAACGGGCGCGGGTATGACAATACAACAGCACTTGTAATTGATAAAGATGAAGACCATACATTGCGCATGGTTGTGACTTCGAGTGCGCTTGATGAATTTTTAGCCAATTTAGCGGCTATAGATGCGTCATTTATCATTGCCTCTACTGTCGAGGCCGAAGCTGGCGTAAACGATGAACACGTCTTGTCATCGTTGAAGGGTGTAGAGATGTTTGAGGCTTATGCGCCTTTAGCATCTCAAATACAAGCTGAAACCGGAACCGACAACATCTCGCGCATGTCGCCTTTAAGAGAAATGCAAGGTTTTAATTCTTATCTTGAAGAAAACCTTCCGATTAATACAGCCATGTTTTTCAAGCAAAAGACTGTCCCGACAAATTGGGTATTCGATTCCTCTTACAATGATATGGTAATACTTAATACATCAACGCAAAGTGAAGGCGGGAGTACAGGCGGAAGCTGGACGTTTTCAGGAATAAGCGTTAATGGCCATGCTGTAACATTGTCAGAATTTCCAAGTCATAAGCATGGCATTGATGTAAGGTGGCACGTAGCTTCCACCGGGGGCACAGTTCGAAATGCTGACTGGGGCGGAACGCCCATGGATATTGAAACGAAGGCCGCTGGCAGCGGACTTGCGCATACACATGGTATGGCTTCGGGAAATACTTGGAGGCCAGCTTATAGTAAGCTTATTTCTTGTAAATATCTTTCTCCGCCAGAATTAGACGGTTCCTTCACATCAATCCAGGATGATAATTTTAATTTTATTGGCTATGGAGCGATGGCTTTATCTGAACCATACATATTCGTTGTAAGTTATGGGGAAAACTCCTTTTCGGTAGTGGATATTTCTGATCCAAACTTTCCTGTAAAGATTGCTACATTATCGTTATCTCCATATCAATATATGCAAACGGTGGCCGTCGCTGAAAACTATGCATATACAATAGGTTCTGATGGCGTAAATTATCAATTAATCATAATTGATATTTCAACTCCCGATACGCCTTTTATAGCAGCAACGCTAATAGATTCAAAATTTGATAGTGGTTCTAACCAAATAATAGTTCATGGTGATTATTTATTTACTGGAATGTATTCTGATTTTTATATTAATACGATTGATATCTCAAATCCATTATCTCCAAGTATAGTAGCTTCTTTTTATAGCGTGACAGCTCCAGCCATAAAAGGAGTGATAGGTTTTAGCATTCAGGAGAACTATTTATATGTCGCGGTAACCCCATATACAGGAACCGATTGTTTTGCTATTATTGATATCTCCGATCCGCTTTCTTTTGCTGCAAAAGGATATATCACAAATGGCGTAGTTATGAATTCACGTTCATTAAAAGTTAGCGGTTCGATAGCCTATTTGATATCCTTGTATAATGATTTAACGCTTATAGATATTTCAGACCCACTTGATCCTGTATTGATAAGTAATACGGTAATGCATTCCGGGACATATGCTAAAGGTCTCGATATTTGGGGCGGGAGGTATGTCTTTATGGGGTATAGTGCTACGAGTCAAGCAGCAATTGTTGTAGATACAATTAATCCTTTTATCCCTGTAGAAATAAATTATATAACAAATGCGGCCCTTGAGGCTATCTCTAATATAATTTATCATGATGGGTATTTATTTTGTGGATGTTGGAGTTCAAATGGACAGTTTTCAAGTATAAAAGTTTGGTCTTAGCATATGAAAATAAAAATAACAGAATTCGGTGGCATGGCTCCAGGAACAGCAGGGCATCTTTTACCGGCTAATGGGGCGCAAGACACTGAAAATGTTAATTATGATAAAGGTGATCTTCGGGCATGGAAAATGCCTTTTTTAACAGCTTCTATCATAAGTACATATGATGCAACAGCACAATATTTAGCTACTGATGCAAAACAAGTTATCTACAGTGGGCGGCTTTATTATTGCACAAGTGACACTCCTAACCCTGCGGGTGCATGGGATGATACTAAATGGACGCTAATTCCAATACAAAGTTTATTCCGATTTGAAGAAAATTCTAATTCCCATTGGATTGTTTCAGATAAAACACGTGATTATGTTAGATCTCTTAATCCTTCAGATATATATGAACGTGTCTATCTCTCCGGCGAAAATGAATTATGGGTATATTGCAATGACCTTGTATCATCTCCTTTCGACCCATGGGGAGACTATTATAAATTGGGGGTGCCTGCGCCTACCTCGGCGTGTGTGGTAGATACGTATACAGGTAGCGGTTCTGATTATAGAGCTTGGTATTATACTTATGTAAACAAATATGGTGAAGAAGGCCCTCCAAGTGATATTGTCGAAGTTGCTGATTATCTTTCGGGGAATGTTACCCTTGATACTTTCACAGAACCTCCAACAGGAAGAGCTTTAGAAAATGGAGTAATACGTTTATACAGAACCAACTCATCAACTGCCGGGATAGCAGAATTCCAACAAGTTAAAGATACAAACATAAATGGTTTTACATTTGCAACCGATAGCATAACAGATGATGTCGCATCGGTTGATCTTGGCGAAGTATGCCCTTCCGAAACATGGAGTCCCCCACCTGATGGCCTTGAAGGGTTAACGCTTTTTTCGTCTAATATAATGGTTGCATTTAAAGATAACGTTCTTTATATGAGTGCGCCTGGGTTCCCGCATGCCTGGCCAACTGAAAACCAATATCCAATAGCCTCGCTTATCAAGGGAATCAAAGTCTATGGCGCCATCATTTATGCCGTAACAGACGATTTGTATTATTTTTTTTATGGCGATGACCCTGGGAATATGAGCAAGGATAATTCAGAAACAATGTATCCTTGTTCATCTAAAGCGAGTATGGCAACATGCAATGCAGGTGTCCTTTTCGCGGGGAATGAAGGATTAATGCTGCTCAATGCAAGCGGTTGCATTAATATAACGCAAGGTAGCGTTTATGGTGTTCAGGATTGGATTGATATGAATCCAACGACCATGAACGGGACGTTTTATAACGGAAAGTATTTTTTCTTTTATACAGATATAGATGGAAAAAGAAATGGTGCGCTGCTTGATATTGAAAGCGGGAATAAATTAACGAAACTTTCTTTATTCGCTTATGCTGGATACCCTAGTTACGGTGATGGTGAGTTATACATGGTGTTAACCGAAAATAATCGGTACGCTGCCAATGCAAGCATGTACATCAAACAGTGGAATGCCGATCCATATAATTACTTGCGGCGGTTATGGAAATCCAGAAAATATTTATTACCGAATGAAATGATATTTCCTGTAGGACGTGTTTTTATAGACAGGAAATATCATCAAACAATTTTGGATACTGCTGAGGATGAAGACTATATTAAGGATTTAAACGCTCCTATTTTTGCCGCTGGAAATGTTTCCGGTGAAATCAATAGTGATGGCATCACTGTTTTTGAAATTAATGGGGATAATTTGTATTCTCCGTCTTCCATTCAAACAAATGCTAATGCTGACTTGGAGGTATATATAGATGGTGAACTTGTCCATTCTGAGCCAATAATGAATAACAATATTTTTAAAATTTTAAAAAGTGCAAAAGGGAGTGAATTGGAAATGATAGCGTCTGGATACATACCGATGTATACAATAGAGCTTGCAGGTTCCGCGCAAGAGATGATAACATCATAAACATTCAATTATGATGTTATCATAACAAAAAATAAATTAGAAGGTAATGAATTATGGAATCTATGAAAGATTTTTTTATCCAGAATTTCCCTGTTGCTACTCAAGACAACGTTTTAATGGGAACGTATTCATCCAAGAGTATATCAACAATCAGAGCAAAAAAAATTAAGTATTTAAAACTTTTTAAGAAAGAAATTGGGGGGAGAATTAACTATGAGCCACGAGAATATACTTAAAGAGGGTACTACTCTATTATTGACAAAAAATAGTCGGCTTCCTGAAGGGTATCGTTTAAAAGAGATTGAGCCATTTAAAACATTAAATGGCGGTTGCTTGCATCAAGATTGCCAAGTTGCAGGAAGTATACCAAAAAATACTGCTTTTATCCACAATCACTTTATTCCATCTTCTATTAGGACTCAAGGAATTTCAAGAAAAGGCTCCTGGTCTTCTAAAGAAATTCCAATGACCACACAAAAAAAAGAAAGTTTTTTAAAAAAACTTTTTAATAAATTATTTGAATCATAGAGATATACCCTTGGTGAGAATATGACAATACCAAAAATTAAAGAACCTACCATGTCGGCTGATAATGTTGACATTAGAAAGATTTATGATATTTTGAGAAGCATTAAGAGGGCGGTGGAATGGCTGGACACGGAAATCAAGAGAGTGGAGTCGCTGATTCCATAAAAATTATTCCATATGTTAAGCAGGATGGTATTCCTTCTTTTCGTGATTCCGAGATTGTTTATTTATGGGAAAAGGCTGTTCAAGAAAATCTTGATAACTTTATTTTGTTTGATATTGTAGAAAAAAATAAAACTTCTTTTTTGTATTATATGAAACATGTAAATATTCAACTTTTTATAATTTTTTTTAAAGAAAAACTTGCCGGTTTTGTTTGGCTATCAGATACCTTTTCAAAAAAAGCAAATATACATGGAATTCTTTTT